GTTTGAAGATGACAAAGAGCTATCTAAGTATTTACCTTTAGGACTCAATTCTGAATATGATTCGGAAATTCAGTTCTCTCCCAAAGATTTGGTGCTTGTGGGAGGCAGACGTGGTTCAGGTAAATCAGTTACCTGTTGTAACCTAGCAGCTAATGTATATGAAAGTGGTAGGTCTGCTATTTATTTCACTATTGAAATGGATAGTCGTTCCATACTACAAAGAATATGCTCTGTTGCAACTAAAGTACCACTCAAAAGATTACGTAGCAAAATGCTAAGTGGTCCAGAGTGGTCGCTCGTTGCTGGCTGGTGGGCTGGACGTTTTGATGGTGGGCATGAATTGCTTCCCGAGTTTGAGAAAACAAAGGATTTTGAAGCATTTCATACTAAACTAACAAAGCTACAGCTTCACAAAGACAGGCAAATAGATGTAATCTATGACCCTGCACTAACTCTCTCCAAGATACAGTCAGAGCTTGACAAGAAAGTCAACCAACTTGACATAGGAGTTGTAATAGTTGATTACTTGAACCAAGTTAAGCGTCACAATGCACCAAGTCGATCTGGTCAATACGATTGGACAGAACAGATAGAAGTAAGTAAGAAAATGAAGTTATATGCACAGGAGTATGAGACTATGTTCTTTGCCCCTTATCAGACCGATGCAAGTGGAGAGGCAAGGTTTGCAAAAGGTATACTTGATGCTGCAGATGCGGCTTACTCACTTGAAACATGGGAGCAAGAAGATAATTGCATGACATTCAACTGTACAAAGATGCGTAGTAATGTTATGAAAAGCTTCAGTAGTGTTATTGATTGGGAAACACTTAAAATCGGACCTCAATCACAAATTAATCCTAAAGATAAAGAGGATATGTCAAACAGTATGAAAACAGGAGAAGAGGTAGACGACCTATGATATTATACACAGAAGCGCAACTACAACACGCATACATTGAATATATAAGACCAATGTATAAACAAAGCGTAGTGGTAGTACCAACATTAGAAGAATTTAGAGTAATTTATGAATCTGAAATGCAGGAGCAATATGAAGACAAAAAACTATCCTAGAGCATTGATGCCTCAAATAAGAAAGTCTCACTTAAAAAGTGCACCTCATCCCTATAAAAAGATGAATATGTTGGTAAGTAGAATAAAACCTGCACAATCTGAAAGAGTAGAAGGTATGCATGACAGAGCCAGAAAAGGTTATAGTCAGATTAAGATTAGACCGAGTATAGTAGATAAAAATAACTACATAGTAAACGGGCATCACAGATACGATGTAGCAAAAGAATTAGGAATGAAAAAAGTAACAGTACTAAAAGTATTTGTTACTTTAGAAGAACTTATGGAATACCATAAAGTAGTATGAAAAAAATATACGAAACATTCTGGAGTCACGTATGCGAAGTCAAAAAACGACTAGTATATACACTTATAGGAAGTTCATGTATTTATTGTGGAAAAGTAAAAAATGACAGTTGAAGAACTATTACAAGAAAGAAAGATACAGTATAAGTTATCTCCAGCAGATTGTATAGTCTCGTGTTTAAATCCTGAACATGATGATGGCAACCCAAGTATGAGAATCGATAGAATAACAGGAGTATACAATTGTTTCTCTTGTGGCTATAAGGGTAACATCTTTGTTCATTTCGATGCACCTTCTAATCCTTTAGATATACGTAGAGAAAAGGTTAGAAGAAAAATAGAAGAAGTAAGGTCGTCGTCCATTGGACTAAAGATGCCTGCTAACTTCATGCCATACGTAGGCAACTGGAGAGAAATCTCACCTGAAACTTATAAAAGGTTTGACTGCTTCGTGCATCCAGACAAACCATTCACAGGTAGACTCTCCTTTCCGATTAAGGACTTGACAGGAAAAATAGTAGCATTTAATTGTAGGAGTCAATCACCTACAGATATAGTAAAATATATTATACATCCCCCAAAAGCTGTGTTACCAGTCTTCCCTGCTCGAGTCCGCCCCATAAAAGGAAGAATCATATTAGTA